CCGTCAAATAAGATGATGGCAAACTCCTTATGGATATGGAAAGAACCTGTAATTGGTCACAAATACATTATGGGGATTGACGTATCAAGGGGAGATAGTGAGGATTACTCAACTTTCCAAATTATAGATTTTGATGAGAGGGAACAAGTTGCCGAATATGTTGGTAAGATACCACCAGATATTATAGCGGATATTGCCTTTAAATGGGCGAATATGTATTCTTGTTTTGTTGTAATTGATATAACAGGAGGAATGGGGGTATCTACCTCTAGAAAAATGCAGGAGTTGGGTTATAGGGATTTATATGTTGATGGTGTTGATTACCAAAACAAATGGAAATACGATCCAAAACAAAACGAAAAAATACCGGGAATTAACTTCAATAGTAAGAGAGTTCAAATAATTGCGGCGTTTGAAGAAGCAGTTAGACATAATTTTATTATTCATAGTAATCGTCTATTAAACGAGATGAACACTTTTGTTTATATCGGTGGTAGACCTGACCATCAAAAAGGTCAACACGATGACTTACTTATGTCAATTGCTATGGCGATTTATGTTGGTGAATCTTCATTTAGTCAATTAGGAAAGGTTACTGAACATACAAAGGCGATGTTGGAATCTTGGACTGTTAATGTTGATGAGTCTCCGGCCAAGTCAATTGCGTTCAATCCCGGATCACCCAATCTACAACAAAGATACCAAGACCCAAGACAACAAGGGGCGTCAAGACAGGACTATATTGATTACGGATGGTTATTTGGTGGTAAACGATGATATTTATCAAAATATCCAAAATACTAGTGTTTAACTATTTATGGATATAGTTAAATTTATTATATGGAAAATAACAATAATCAAAATTTGACCGTTTGGCAAAGATTAACCCAAGCCTTCGGTCCTTACTCATTGTTAGGTCAAGATTATCCGACCTACAAATACGATAAGACAGAATTACTAAAAACAAACAGTAAACAACAATACGAGAAGGAAAAACTCCAAGCTCAACAAACATTCTACTTATCCAATCAATGGACTAAGATTGAGAATAATTTATATACTCAAGCAACATATTACGAACCAACAAGATTAGCATCATTCTATGATTTTGAATCTATGGAATACACACCTGAAATATCCGCAGCGTTGGATATCTATGGTGAGGAATCCACCACGGTTGACCAAAATGGTGATATGTTACAGATTTATTCTGAATCACAGAGAATAAAATCAATATTATCGGATTTGTTTAATAACAATTTGGATATTAATACGAACTTACCAATGTGGACAAGAAATGCTTGTAAATATGGTGATAATTTTGTTTATCTAAAATTGGATACTGAAAGAGGTGTTGTTGGATGTATGCAGTTACCAAACATTGAGATTGAAAGATTGGAGATGGGTATGGCATCAAAAACTACAAATACAGAACAAGACCCAAGAAACACAGGATTGAGATTTAAATGGAAAGCCAAGGATATGGAATTTAATTCTTGGGAGATTGCCCACTTTAGATTATTGGGGGATGATAGAAAGTTGCCTTATGGTACGTCTATGTTGGAAAAAGCAAGAAGGATTTGGAAACAATTATTGTTATCTGAAGATGCGATGTTAATTTACAGAACATCAAGAGCACCTGAAAGAAGGATGTTTAAGATATTCGTTGGTAATATGGATGATAAGGATGTTGAACCATATGTACAACGTATGGCAAACAAGTTCAAGCGTTCTCAAGTTGTGGATAATAACACAGGTAATGTTGATATGAGATTTAACCAAATGGCGGTTGACCAAGATTACTTCATACCTGTTAGAGATGCCGCCGCTCCTGACCCTATTACAACACTTCCCGGAGCAACTAACTTATCTGAAATCGCAGATATTGAGTATATTCAAAAGAAACTATTAACCGCGCTTCGTGTTCCAAAAGCATTTTTAGGTTTTGAGGAACCTGTAGGTGACGGTAAGAATCTATCATTGATGGATATTCGTTTTGCGAGAACTATTAATCGTATTCAAAAGAGTATGTTGGCCGAGATGAATAAAATCGCAATTATCCATTTATTTCTTTTGGGTTTTGAAGACGAGTTATCTAACTTTACATTAGCATTATCTAATCCATCAACTCAGGCGGATTTGTTAAAAATTGATGTTTGGAAAGAGAAAATCTTATTATACAAAGATGCGGTCGCTAGTATTGAGGGTATCGCTCCTGTGTCACAATCTTGGGCTAAGAAACATGTCTTAGGATTCTCTGATGAGGAGATTAGATTAGACCTACAACAACAAAGAATTGAGAAAGCGGTTGCCGCTGAACTTACAAATACACCAACCATTATTGTTCATACAGGTATATTTGATAATATTGATAAATTATACGGAAAACAAACGGGAACAACCTCAGCATCTGCCGCAGTACCACCTCCACCACCTGGCGGAGAAATGGGAGGAATGGAACCACCAATGGGTGGTGATATGGGTGGAGCTCCACCGCCACCCCCGCCAGGACCAACTCCGGGTGGTGATGCGGGAGTAACACCTGAATCTTCAAATAGGGATAATGTGAATATATTATTAGAAAATAGTAGTTTGGTATCTGAAAGTGAGTATATAAATTTATCTAGAGCAAAGAATTCTTTAGGTAAAATGGAGGATGAATTGAACAGATTGTTAAATGATTGATATTTATATAAAAAATATTTAAAGAGATGGTAAAATTTGGTATATTAAAAACGAAAATTGAAACTCTATTATTAGAGTCATATAGTAATAACACATTTAAGAATGAAATAAAAACATTCAATAAATTGGTTCTTAGTAACAAAAATATTTCTAAGTTATTTTATCTATATGATGAACTAAACTCTAATAAAGGTTTGAGTGAGAGTATCGCAAAAGAATTCGTATTTGAATCCATTACACTTTATGAGAATATAATTAATAGAGTTCAAGATAAGGACATTAAATATATTATGGGTTGGGTGTCTAAAATAAAGGTAGGTAATCAATATGAACATATTGATAATTTATTGGGTAGATCAAACGATGTTTTAAATTTAGAGAATAAAATTAAAAACAAAAAAATAGTTGTAGAAAATTTACAAAAAGAACCTTATTGTAATAATAATACAAATATTAACATACCAATAAATTCAATGTTAAGCATTGCAAATAAGTCATATTCGGAATATATTAGTAACCTTACCGAATCGGAACAAAAAGAGGTTATAGGTTTATTAAAAATGGATGAATCAACATTAGAAAGGACATTTAACGAGTTGAGAGATGATACTATTGTTAAACTAGCGTTACTAACGGTAAATGAGAGTGATGAGTCGGTTAGAACTACCATTAACGAAACAATAGACAATATTAAAATCAAAACTCCAGATAGGTTAGAATTAGTTAAATTGCGTTCATTAATTGATAAACTTTAATTTTTTGACAAAATAATAATATTAACCTATAATTCCTAAAACAATAAACATATCAATTATGGAATTATGAAGAAGGGTAAAACCTCAAAATTAGTCGGTTACAAATCATCAAAAATTAATTACGGGACAGTAGATTCAAAAGAACTTAAATCACTTTACATTAATATACAATCTTGGGTTGAGCCAAGTGATGATTACGAAAATTGGACAAGAATCGTCCTAAATATGTCAAGAGCGGTAAAACACTCAATATACGAAATAATCAACAGGGAAATATATGATGAGAATTTTATAGTTGATTTAGATTTAAGAACAAGTGGCATACAATACAAAAAAAGGTCTTTTATGAATTTAGAGATAAATTTATTCTTAATAAATGAGATTGATTTTAAATCACCCGAACTTAAGAAATCCATTAAAGATATTGTAAACTCAATACATAATGACGTGTTCAAAGGTAATGAATATTTTAAATTTCACGTTAGTAAAAAAGACAAATCTGAGTTAGTTGAGGCATAAATATAAAGTTCGTGGTATTTATTGTTAAAATAACCTATGAGCGAATATAGAATTTTAAAAGGTAACGAATCAGGTAAGAAAGGTATTCTTATTGAGGATGACGCAGGATATGTATCACCAAGAGAATTCGGCAACCAAGATATATTAAAAGAATCAAAAGGTTTTCTAGATCATAGCAAACCTTTTGAGTTCTACGCCGTATTACAAAAATACGACACACCAAACAGAAATGGTAGATCATACCCCGAAAAAATACTAAAGAGAGAAGCCGAGAATTATAAAAAATTAATTCAAAAAGGAACATCTTTATCTGAATTAAATCACCCTGAATCTTCTTTAATAGATTTAGACAGAGTTTCTCACCTTATTACTGAAGTATGGTGGGAGGGTAATGTCTTAATGGGTAAATTAAAACTATTAACCACACCAGGATTTCACGAAAGAGGTGTTTGTTCATCAAAGGGTGACTTAGCCGCAAACTACCTTAGACAAGGAGTTACGTTAGGTATATCTTCAAGAGGTGTGGGGTCACTTAAAAAAGTTGGTGAACAAAATGAAGTTCAGGATGATTTTGAATTAATTTGTTTTGACTTGGTTTCATCCCCATCAACACCGGGAGCGTATCTATTCTCAAACGCTGATGATAGAATGAAATACGAAGAGAACTTGGAAGAAGAAAAAAGAATGTCAGTTGAAAGACAAGTTGGTGAAACAGGAAATAAGTCATTAGATTTAATGAGAAAATTGTCTGATTATTTGGGTAGATGATTTTTTTTTATTATCATTATTATAACAGTGATAATATGACTAAGAATACTTTTTATAACGAAGATTGTTTAATTACAATGTCAAAAATGGAGGGGGAGTATGTTGATATAATATTGACATCTCCCCCTTACAATATGACAAAAAGGAAGGGCGGTTATGCCGACAAACAAAAAAGATACGACACTTATACAGATTGGAAAACTGAACAAGAATACATTGATTGGACTGTTAACATATTCAATAATTTCAACAAAGTATTAAAACAAAATGGGGTTATATTATATAACTTCTCTTACTCTATTGAGAATCCATCTCTACCTTACACACTAATCAGTTCAATCATATCAAATACTGATTTTATGGTTGCTGATACAATCATATGGAAAAAAAGTAATAGTATTCCTCACCCCGCATCATATAACAGATTAAATAGAATAGTTGAGTTCGTATTTGTTATATGTCGTAAAGATGAAATAAAAACATTTAATTGTAATAAGAATATTGTTAAGACATCTCCAAAGGGTCAGAACTATTATGAGATAGTTGATAATTTTATTACGGCAAAAAACAATGACGGTAGTAATGATTTAAATAAGGCAACATATTCCACTGAGTTATGTGAGAAACTTTTAAACGTATATGGAAAGGGGGGTTATTTAATTTATGATCCTTTTATGGGGACAGGGACAACCGCAATTGCGGCAAAAAAATTAAATATGTTTTTCATTGGAAGTGAAATAAGTGAGAGTCAGGTTGAATATAGCATCAATAGAACTTGACAAATTATAATTTAATAACGACATTTATAAAAAAATAAAAATAATTATGGACGAGAAATATTTTGTGGCTAAAATCACTTATGAAATGCCTGACGAACAAACCGGTAAGGTTAAAAAAGTTAGAGAAGAAAAATTGATTAATGGGTATAACCCAACCGATGTTGAGGCTAAGGTAACTAAACGTTATGAAACATTTACGTTTGATTGGCGAATTACCTCAATATCAGAAAGTAAAATTGATGAGGTTATTGATTAATATTTAATGAAGTATTTTAAAAAGGGGGAACTAACGTTCTCCTTTTTTTTTGCTTTTTTTTACGATTTAACTATAATAAACGAATTTTTACTGAAATGGTAATATTTATATAGAAAAATTAGCACTAATGGCAAAAGAAAAATCTTTAGTTGAAGACGCTCTTCTACAAATGAGAAATTTGGAAGAGGCAGTTTCACAAAATGCAAAAGGAATACTTGCATCTACAATGAAGCAAGAAATCAAAGAATTAGTAAAAGAATCTATCGTATCTGAACAAGATGATGATGACGAGGAGATTGATGCAGAAGTTGACATGGATATGGATTCTGATGAGGATGAAATGGAAATGGATATGGATTCCGATGAGGATGAAATGGATATGGACATTGACTCTGATGAGGATGAAATGGATATGGATACTGATATGGGTGCCGATATGGGGGATGACGAAGTTATCGATCTATCAGATGAAGACAGTATCTCAGATGAAGAACTATTAAAGGTTTTCATGGCGATGGGAGAAAAAGATGGTATTATCGTTAAGAAAGACGATGACCAAATTCATCTAACAGACGAAAACAAAGATTCTGAATATCTAATCCAAATGGGTGAGTCCGAAGAAGAAGAGTACGAAATGTACAATGAAATGGGTGAATCTGATGAGGATGGAATATACGATGAAATGGGTGAATCCGATGATTCAGAGGTCGATGGTATTATTGAAAAGCTTTTTAACGAAACTGAATCATTTGACGAAGGAGACCAAGTTGTCTATGAAATTGAAATGGATCCTGACGAAGATGAAGATGAAGATGAAATGGAAGATCCTTATGGTGAATCAGAAATTGATTTTGATGTAGAGTTAGATGAAGAAGAAGAAATGGATTTTGATGTACACGAATCAATGAAACCAAAAATCGGTAAAGGAGCAAAAATCGGAAAACCTTCTAAATTCTCTTACAAAACATCTAAAGGTGGATTCAAAGAATCCATGAAAACAGGCACTAAAGGTGTTGGAATGGGTAAAGTTAAAAGTACGATTTTTAACAAACCTGTAAAGAAAGAAACCAGAGAAGGTGTTATGATGGGTAAAGAAGAAACCAAAGAAGCTTCACGTACATTAGGTAAAGGTTCAATGTTCAGAAAAGGCGGTTTACCAAAACCAAGAGCTCACTCTAAAGCGAATATCAGTATTGAAGAACAAAGAAACATTAATCAAGTGCAAATTTTAAGAGAAAAGAACGAAGAATATCGTAAGGCTCTTAATGTGTTTAGAGATAAACTTAATGAAGTTGCTATTTTTAATTCAAATTTAGCGTACGCTACGAGATTGTTCACAGAACACTCAACTTCAAAACAAGAAAAAATAAACATCTTAAGAAGATTTGACGGTGTTGAAACTATAAAAGAATCTAAGAATTTGTATAAAACAATAAAAGACGAACTTTCAACAAAAACTAAAGGGTC